GGATCCTGTACGAACAGAACTACGGCGGCGACCAGGTAAAGCTCGCCATCAACACGGCGTGGGAGAAACTCACCCGCGAGGGAACGATCACCGGGCTCTGCCCGCGCGTGGTTCCCGTCCATGCGAAGAAGGGCAAGATGCTGCGCGCCGAGCCCATCGCCGGCCAGTTCCGCGAGGACCGTATCCGCATGGTTGGTGCGCTCCCTCAGCTGGAGTGGGAGTGGCAGACGTGGACGCCGGCAGCAGCGTCGCCGGGTCGGATTGATGCGAGCGTGTACCTGGCCTATTCGCTGCTCCCGGTGCCGGGGATGGAGGCGGTCATCGGTAACCCTGCTCGCGCGTCGGGTTCGGGTGCGGGTGGGGCTGGTGGTTCCCGGTGGGGGCAGCGCGTCGGCTGACCTCTTAGCCGCCGCGTACACATCGGCCGAAGGTCTTATCCACTCCGGCCGTATCATGAGCGGCGTTGTACGTATGACGAACGGAGGGACGCCAGTGCTCGACCTCGCCGTACTCGTGGTGCTAGGCGCGGCAGCTGCCCGCGGCACTCAGTTGGTGGTCCATGACGCGATCCTGGATAAGCCCCGGGAGCGGCTGGAGCTCTGGCACGCCAAACGCCACACCAGCCGAGTACGCACCTTCATCCGCGACTTGCTGTCCTGCGTGCTGTGCGCGGGCTTCTGGGCCTCCGCGATCACCCTCGCCGTCTACCACACCATCACCGGCTGGCACGGCGTCACCTTCCTCGACTTCGGCATCAACGCCTTCGCGGTCGCCGCCGTGCAGGTCACCGTCAACCTGTGGTGGGACCACTGATGGGCGCCCTCGAAACGATCACCGCCGCCGCATCCCGCATCCTCACCCGCAAAGGCAAGTCCAGCGGAGGCGGCAAAACCGGCTGGCGGACCGTCGCCCTCGACCTCGCCGAGGAAGTCCCCGAGGTTGGCGCGTACGCGGACTGGCTCGCCAACGCCGCATCCAAAGTCACCCTGTTCGCCGGCAAGCGCGGCCCAGGCGGCGAGATCATCCCCGCCCCCGACAGCAGCCGCCCCGCCGAACTCGTCGCCGCAATCGCCGGCGGCCCCGACGGGCAAGCACAGATGCTGTCGGACTTCGCATGGAACCTGTCCGTCACCGGCGAAGCATGGCTGGTCATCATCCCCGACGAGGACACGGACACGTACAGCGGGGACCGGTGGGAGGTCCTCTCCGTCGAAGAGGTCACCCCGAAGCGCGGCCAGCTGAAGGCCGTCATCGATGGCGTCGAGGTGGAGATCCCCGAGTACGACCCGGACAACCCACCCGCAGCCGACGAGCCCGCTTACATGCGGGTGTGGCGTCCGTCGAAGCGACGCAAGCAGGAAGCCACCTCCCCAGTCCGATCCTCAATCGTCGTCCTCGAAGAGCTCCGCCTCCTCAACGCCGCCGTGGCCGCTGTCGCACGCTCCCGGATCACCGGACGGGGTGTCCTCCTCGTTCCGTCCGGGACTCGTTTCCCCGCCACCCCGGGCCAGGAGCAGGCTGAAGACAGCCTGCTGGACACGTTCATCGAGGTCGCATCTACCGCGATCCGGGAGCCCGAGTCCGCTGCCGCGACCGTGCCGATCCTGCTGGAGATCCCCGGCGATTTGATCAGCGGCGTCAAGTGGCTGGACTTCGGGGTCGACTTCGACACCATGCTGATGCAGCTGCGGGACGAGGCGATCCGCCGGTTCGCCGCCGGAGTGAACATTCCCGCCGAGCAGCTCCTCGGCGTGGGCGGCATGAACCACTGGGGTGCGTGGGCGGTGTCCGCCGAAGCCATCTCGACGGGCGTCGAACCAACCGTCGCCATCCCCTGCCGCGCGCTCACCACCGAGTGGCTACAGCCCGTCCTCGAAGCCGAAGGCGACCCGGAGGCCGGCGAGTGGCTCGTCTGGTACGACAGCTCCGCCCTGCGCACCTCGTCGAACAAGGCCGCGTCCGCCATCGAAGCGTTCAAGGAGAACCTGATTTCCGCCGAGGCCGCACGCCGGGAAATCGGCTTCACCGAAGCGGACGCCCCCACCACTACCCCTGTCCAGCCACAGTCTGAGGAGGCGCCCGTGCAACTGCCCGTCGATCAGATTCAGCAGCAGCCGGAGACGCAGCCCGGTGTGGACCTCGCCGCCGCCGTGGCGCCGCCACTGGGGCCGTTCGTGGACGCCGTGGACGGGCCGGTGGGTCCGTGACGGCCGTCCAGAGCGGCGACAGCGCCGCGCCTTCGGCTCTGGTGGATGCGGTGGATGGGCTGGTGTGGGCGGCGCTCACCTCGTCGGGGCACAAGCAGCGCCTCACCTCATCCGTGCCGCGTCCGGCGCGGGCCGAGGCCCGTGAGCTGGATCCCGCGCGGGTGCATGTCGTGCATTCGGTCGGGTCGGCTGAGGCGATCGACATGTGGCGGCTCCTTGATGGGGTGTGGTCGCGGGTGCCGGAGGTGGCGGCCCGGCACGGCCTGGATGCGGTCATGCTGACGGCGGCTCTCGATAGGTATGTGCGGGCGTTGTTGGTGGCGGGTCAGCCGCATGAGTATGCGAATGTGGCGCGTCTCCTCGTCCAAACCGACCTCGCACCCAGGGCGGCAGCGTGAACACGCGGGAAGCGGCGGAGAAGCTGGCGGACCTCCTCAACGACCTTGACGCCGAAGGAGTCAGCGTTGAGGCGGGCGCGTTCGGCGTCTTGTGTCTGAGTACGGACGCAGACGGCTATGTCGACCACGTGTTGCCCCCCGATGCGGCGGACACAGTGTGGAAGGTCGAGACGCTGTGAACGACGACGAGCTGGCCCGCGCAGTCGGCATGCCCCGCTGCGCCGCCCGCATCAACACCGACCATGCCTCCTACACGTGCATACTCCCGGCCGCGCACAACGACGATGAGCGCAGCGAGTGGCACGCCAGCGCCTGGGAGCCGTGGGACTGCTACGTGTGGAACGACGAGGCGACAGGTGTCACACCACACCACAGCGAGGAGCAGCACCGTGCCTGATACCCCGACAGATGACGAGCTCCAAGCACCGAGCGCGGGACGGATCCGCTACTACGCGACTGACGGGACGCTGCTCCGCGTCGTGGAGGACAACGACATTGATGGCGTCTTCGAGGTAGGAGGGGCCGTCATCGACCTGGCGGACGCATACCGCGAAGCGATGCCCCGGCTCCTGGAAGCCCACTCGCAGCCGTCCGCATTCCACACGCGTGAGATGGCACGGGCCCGGGAACGCGCCCGACGGTGGGACCATCTGGAGAACGCCCAAAACCACTGACGGCGCCCCCTGCGCCGAGGAGCAGCATGCAGAAGATCCCCACCCTCTTCGCCCGCAACCCCGACGACCGCCGCCACGTCCTCGCCGAGGTCACTCCCGGCTGCGAATGGGTGATCACCGGCCTCGGCCTCGCCACCCGCAAATGGGACGGCACCTGCGTGATGCTCGACGAGAACGACGCGTGGTGGGCGCGGCGTGAGGTGAAGCCCGGCAAGACACCGCCACCCAACTACACGCCGATCAGCACCGACGAGTCCACAGGGAAGACGGTGGGGTGGGAACCGATCGAGCAGTCCTCGTTCGCGAAGTACCACGCCGAGGCGCTCGCCCGCGCGGGGCTGATGGTGCCCAGTACGTACGAACTGTGCGGCCCGAAGATCAACGGCAACCCGGAAATGCTCAGCCGTCACGCCCTCATCCTCCACGGCTGGGCATCGCCGTCCGAGACCGCCGACATCATGGCTGCGCCACTCAACTACGAAGGCCTGCGCGACTGGCTGCGGGATCGCCACTACGAAGGGCTCGTCTGGCATCACGCCGATGGGCGGGCAGCGAAGATCAAGACAAGGGACTTCCCGCGCACCGGCTGAGCGTTCACCGCCGTCCGAGCGGCCAACTCTTACACTGAGGTCAGCCGACTGGCGTTAGGCCGGGCTCCCGCCCCCCGTGGGAGGCCCCGCCGTGGACGACGACGAGCTACACGCGCTGCTCGCCGAGCTGGAAACAGCCCTGCGCGAGGACACCCGTACCGCGCTCACCCTTACCGCGCAGGACTTCGCCACCGCAGTCGAGGACGCCGACGAACTCGTCGCCGCAGCCTTCGGCGTATCGAGGATCGGCGCCATGTGGCGGCGGCGCGTGGGCGGCCTCGTCGAGTCACTACGGCGCATCGCCCGCCGCGGCGCGACAGTAGCAGCAGAGGACCTTCAAGAACCCGTACCGGCCGAGACGGACACCAGCGCATTCCTCGACCCGTACTTCGACCAGGTCCGCACCCAACTCGACGCCGTCGGCGGCCGGCTATCCGAACGCGCCGTCACCTCACTCCGTGAAGGCATCGAACTCGGCGAGACACAAGACGAGCTAAAGCAGCGCATGCTCGCCGTGTTCAGCGAGGACGGCACACAGCTCGGCGACAGCCGCGCCCAGCGCATCGCAATGACGGAGGCGACGTCCGCGTTCAACGCCGGCGTCCTCGCAGCAGCCCAGGCGCTCACCGGACCGGACCGGCCACTTGTCAAGCAGTGGCAGACCCGCCGGGACACGAAGGTGCGTGAGGCACACGCTGACACGGACGGGCAGATCCAGTTCCTCGACGACCCGTTCGACGTGGCCGGCGTACAGATGCAGTTCCCCGGCGACCCGACAGCCCCCATCGGCCTACTCGCCAACTGCCGCTGTGTCCTGCGCACCTCGGCAGCACCGGCTGCCACAGCATCCGCAGCCACCATCGAACGCAGCGCCCTGGAGAGGAACACCATGAACGACGACGAACCCGACCTGCCGTACGAGCCGCCAGCCGTCACATGGTCCACCCCAGACGGCACCGCGCTCGCCTTCGAGAACCAGCAGACCGGCGACGGCCGCGTGTTCACACCCGGCGCCCTGCACTGGGACGGCGACGGGCCATGGCCACTCAAGCTCGGCCACGACGCCGAGACGGAACTCGCCGGCGCCATCCACGGCATGGGCCGCGACGGCGACCGCATCGCCGCCCACGGCGTCCTGTACCGGGCCACCGACGCCGGGTGGGAAGCCGCCACCCTCCTCGCACAGGGCGCCCCGCTCGGCGTATCCGTCGACCTCGACGACATCGACTACGAAGTCCTGATCTCCGAGGACTCGGTCGCCTACAAGGGCCGCCTCGTCACCGCATCCGTGCTCCCCCTCGCCGACGGGTACATCGTCAAGGGCCAAACCAGCGACGAAGTCCACGCCTCCGCAGACGGCGTGGCCGCGACGTCGGTGTCCCGCACCGTCACGTTCCGGATCGACGCCGACGGTCTGGTCGCGGCTGCGGGTGACAGCGCGTGGACCGAAGGCGCGGTCGTCGACGAGCAGAAGTCCGGCGACCTCCTGATGCGCATTACCCGGGCCAGGATCAGGGGGGCCTCACTTGTGGCGATCCCGGCGTTCGCAGACGCCAGGATCGTGCTCAATGACCCCGGGCTGTTCGCGGACGGCCACACCGAGGACGAGGTGTCGGCCGCGATCAAGTCGACCACCGACTACGACCGCGTACTCCGCCATGTGCGCCGCTCCAACGCACCCGTCGGCGCCGCCCGCCTCGCCCAGTTCCTGAAACTGCCGCTGTCCGCCGCGCAGCGCCTCCTCGCACTCGCCGCGTCACGCGGTGAGGTGGTGCGGCTGACGCGCGGCCTATACACCGACAAGACGACGTCAGCGCGCGCCGACCACGTGATGATGGACGACATGGTCGCCTCCGTCACCGGCTCGGTCGACCTGCCCGTCGCGCCACGCGACACAGAGTGGGACGGGACCGCCGCGCTGCGCCGCATGGTCGAAGCCGGAGTCGCCGAACGTGGCTGCGCCTACCAGGAAGACGGCACCGACGGCACCGCCGCCGCCCACTTCAAACTGCCGTACGCGGACGTCATCGACGGCACCCTGGCGATCATCCCCAAGGGCGTGTCCGCCGCCATCGGCGCACTCAACGGAGCCCGCGGCGGCGTCGACATCCCCGCAGACGAACGAGACGCAGTACGGGCACGGCTGGAAGAGGTGAGCGCCCACGTGAGCGAAGAAACCGGCGAGGAAGAGTCCGAGGGCATGCAGGCGTCCGCGTGGAAGGCCATGCAAGACCTCCCGCCGATGCCCGCCAGCTGGTTCCGCGAGCCGACCATGGAGGAACTCCCGCCCGGCGGCCCGGGAGTGAACTACGCGAACGGCCGCATTTGGGGCTGGGTCGCGCAGGCTGGCGAGCCGCACGCCGGATTCGCCAAGAAGATCACGATCGATAGCCTGGGGCGCATCGACACCACACACTTCTTGCGGCAGCCCTTCCCGCTCGATGACGGCAGCACGGTCAAGGCGGGCGCCTACACAATGAACGTTGGCCATCACCGGGACGGCGCCGAGTGCGAGACAGCGGCGTGCCAGTTCGACGACACACGTACCGTCGCGGGCATCGTCACCGTGGGCATGAACGCGCGGGGCATGTGGTTCAGCGGCGCTGCCGCCCCGTGGCTCAGCGATTGGGACCGCATGATCTTCGCGGCCACCCAGCCCAGCTACCACATGAAGAAGGGGCCGAACGGCCAGTGGCAGCTTCGCGCCGTGCTCGGCGTTCCCGTCCCGGGCCACTCGTCCCCGCTGCTGGCTGCCGCCGTCATGGAACGCGCTCAGCTCGCCCTCACAGCCGCAGCGACCATGGTCGAGGCGAACGAGGCTGTGGCCGCCGAGAAGGCGCGGCAGGAGGCTGAACTGGGCGTCACGCCGCACGACGTCGCCGACGTGGCCCTCGAAGCTGAGGGGATCGACTACGACCGACTCGCGGCGGCCATGGTCCTGGCGCAGGAGCGCCGCGAAGCCGAGAAGGCCGCCGAAGCAGCCGAGCTGGAGGCGCTCCTCGCGGAAGCCAACTCCATCTTCGAGACCATCACCGCCTCCGCCTACCCTGAGACCGAGACGATCACCAGCGAGGAGAACTGACATGGCATGCGCCCCCTGCAACGCGCGCCGAGCCGCTGCGGAAGCCGCCGGGTCCGTCACACCCAGCACCTACCGCGTGATGGGTGTGGCTGACGGCCGACTGATCTACGAGTCGCACAGCCTGAGTGCCGTCGAGACGGTCGTCGACAAGTTCGCCAAGGGCACCGTGAAGGTCCTCGCCCCGGGTGAGACCTCGTAGCAACAGCTAGCCGGGCGCCTATCGCCGGTGGCTATCATGTGTTACAGCAAGCTGAAGTGTGAGCCGCTGGCGGTAGGCCGGGTCCCCGATTCCCTTGAAGGGACCCGTGCCCCATGGCCGATTTCGAGATTCCCGAGGACCTCGCCGCGCTCTCCGACGAGGACATCGAGCACCACCTCACCGCCGCCGCCCGCGAGATGAAGCGGATCGCCACCTCCGACATGGCGACCGCGAAGACCGTCCCCGCGCTCCGCTCCCTCAAGACGACGATCGAATCCCTCAAGGCGGAGCAGGACGCCCGGATCACCGCCGCCGCGGAGACCGCCGCCGAGATCGACTCGCTGATGAAGGAAACGTTCGGCGAGCCCGAGGGCGAGACGGAAGTCGAAGCGTCCGCCGACACCACCACGGACACCCCCGCAGCCGAGACGCCGGCCGCGGAGACCGAGACCCCCACCACGGTCGTCGAGCCGACCGCCGTCGTCACCGCCTCATCCCGACGCTCCATCAACCTCGCCGCAGTCCGCGCCCGCCAGAACGGCGGCGGCACCAGCATGTCCCGCTACCTCGCCGACGACACCCACGGCGAGATCGAACTCACCGCCGCCGTCGACGTCCCCGGCTTCCGCCCCGGCCAGGGCATCGAACTCGGCGACGTCACGCAGGCCGTCATCCGCCGCGCCCAGTCCCTCACCACCGCCGGCGGCGGCATGGGCATGGTCGCCTCGTACACCATCCCGTTCCCCACCGACCTTCAGGTCGACGACGTATCGTCCGCGCCGGAGGGGTCGCTGGCCACAGTCAGGGCCGCCGACCAGAACCGGCTCGACGGGAACACGCTGACCGCTTCCGGCGGTTGGTGCGCCCCGTCCGAGACGATCTACAGCTTCACCGAACGGTCCTGCCCGGACGGGCTGTGGGACCTCCCGGAGATCCAGATCAACCGCGGCGGCCTGCGCTTCTTCAGGACCCCTGTGCTGGATGTCGCGGCCATGACGTTCACGCACACCGAGGCCAACGACATCGCGGGCGCCACGAAGCCGTGCTTCACGATCCCGTGTGCCACGCCGATCGACGTGCGCGCCGCGGCCTACGGCGCGTGCATCCAGTACGGCATCCTCACGGCCCGGTACTTCCCCGAGCTGATCGACATGTACATCCGCCAGTCGATGATCGCCCACGAGATCAGCGTCAAGACCAACGCCTACGCGCAGGCCCGCGCTGCGGCGACCGCGGTCACGATCCCGGCGACGTTCGCCGCGTTCTCCGCGGTGTACGCGGCGGTGGCGCTCCAGATCGCCGACATGATCGAACGCCTGAACCTGTGTGAGGGCACCGCCCTTGAGGTCGTGTTCCCGCTGTGGGTGAAGAACGCGTTCATGGCGGACATCGCCCGCCAGCAGGGCGTCAAGGTCACCGACCTCGACCCGATGATCATCGAGGGTGCGTTCGCCCGTCTCGGTGCCCGCGTCCAGTTCGCCCGCGGCCTCGCGCCCGACGTTCCGGCGAACATCGGGGCGGCGGCCCCGGCCGTCGCGTGGCCGGCCGACATGGAGTTCCTGATCTACGAGGCCGGCTCGTTCCAGCTCGGCCGCGGCCCGCAGATCGACCTGGGTGTGGTCATCGACTCGACGACGATGAGCACGAACGACGCCAAGCAGTTCAGCGAGGAAGGCATCCTTCTCGTCGACCGCGCGGGCACCGCCCGCCGCGTCACGGTTCCGATCTGCCCCACGGGCACCGTCGGCGCCGTCCCGACCACGGCGTTCGCCTGCCCCGTCGCCTGACCCCCCGGCACCAGGAGGGGCCCCCTGTCGTAACGGCACGGGGCCCCTCCCCACAACGAAAGGGGGGCACCCCATGCCCGCCGCGGGACTCAGGGCGCTCGTACCACCCATCAACGGCGAACCGTCACCTCACGGCTTGCTCGGCGGCTGTATCCCCGTCATCAACGCCACGGACAACCACCACTTGAACGGTGTGGACCTGCTGCCGTCGTCATGCGGCGCAGCACACCTCTGGTGGGACTGCCCAGACCCGACGCTGAACCAGGTCAACCCCGCCGAGAAGACCTTCGACCGCCCCGAGTCGTGCAGCTTCGAGGCGTACACCCTGTACGCCGGCTACGAGTGCAGCGCCCTCGGCATGACCTTCGAAGAGTCCCAGGCTGCGGCCATGGATCAGCTCGTGCGCGGGGAACAGGCCGCGCTCGAAGACACGTTCATGCGGCGCTGGCTGGCCGACGCGACCCACACCACGGACCTCACCCCCGCTGCCGGTGCTGTGCACATCGTCAACGGCATCGGCATCCTTGAATCCTGGCTCGCCCTCAACTACGGCGGCCACGGTGTCATCCACGCGCCGATCGGTACTGCGTCACTGCTGGCCATGCACGGTCAGGTGGACTTCGCCACCGAAGAGACGTGCCCGAAGACGCTGGCCGGGAACTCGGTCATCCTCGGCGCCGGCTACGCCGCCAACGTCGGGCCCGCCACGCCGCCCGCTGTGCCGCCGGTCGCGGATCCGGGTGAGGCGTGGTTGTACATCACGCCGCCCATGCGGATCCGGCGCGACCAGCGGTTCCTGGTGCCGCAGCATCGCGGCCAGTCCGTGAACACGGTGAACAACGACCTCAGGGCTGAGGCTGCGAGCACCTTCGTAGCTGAGGTCGCGTGCTGCACGGCTGCGGCTGTCCGCGTCAGCCTGAGTGCCTGCTGCTAAGGAGCCGGAACCTTGACCGATCACATTCTCGTAGAGCCCGCGCGTGAGATGGCGGCTGGGCTGGCGCGTTGGCTTCTGGGCCGCGACCGGGGCATCCGTACGAGCGGCATCGGCGGGTTCGTCGTGCCTGCGGGCCTGTTCGTGGCGGTGCCGCCGGAGTTCCTGGAGGGCGCGCGGATCGACGGGACGATGTTCCGGCCCGCGCTGGCCGGGTTCGAGCCGCACGGGCTCGGCTACCGGCCGGCGGAGGCGCAGCCTGCGGACGTGGTGCCGGTTGATGACGGGCCGCAGCCCGAGCCTGTGTCGGTGGGCGAATCTTCCGCGACGAAGCGCGCCCCGGGGCGTCCCCGGAAGCGGCCCACCGGGCGAGGCGGTGGGCAGTGACTTAGTCGAGCCACTTCCAGGAACGCCGCGTGACGACCTTTTCTATCGCGCCGGGAGAAACGCCGTACTGGGCACTCAACTTCGAGTGCGAGGTTCCTCCTGCCGAGTAGAGATCCCTGATTTCCCGAACCTGTTGTTCATTGAGCTTCCGAAGGGGGCGACTGTGACCGTGACCGACTGGCTTACGCCCTTTGCTGGAAGCGTCCTTCTGGTTGTCCTCGTGCGATCCTTCCCACAGGTGTTCTTCGCTGATGCATGCAGGGTTGTCGCACGTGTGGCACGCCTGCATGCCAGGCGCAATCGGGCGCCCAAGCTTCTGCGTAAGGACGAAGCGGGATGCGCGCCACATGACGCCACCGCTTTTGAGGAGCGGATAGCCGTCCTTGTCGGTGGCGTAGAGTTCGCTGCCGATCCGACATCCCTCGGGCGTCACGGGGATGGCACGGATCCGGGCCGCGACCTGCTCGGGCGTCAGCTTGTGCACAGGTTTCCGTCCGTCCGGGTCCTTCCCTCGGTTGCGGGATTTCCACGTGGAGCACGCCGGGCACAGGTCGCCGCCCCAGCGGATTTTCTTCCCGCAAGGCGACCCGTCCGCATAGATGACGCGACACAGACTGTCGCCCCCGTAGGGCGCTTTTCGTTGGCTCATAACTCCACGCTACAGCATGGCTGTGGTGATAGGTGGTATTCGCGTTGAGTACACCAGCAAGCAACTTTCTGCCTCAGCCCTGCTGCGGTGACGGCGAGGGCGGCGTCAACTGCATGCAGCCGCAGCAGTTCTGCCAGACGTCCACCAGCACCGGCCCTGCCGAGCACCCCGGCCGCATGTACGACATCACGCTTCCGGTCAACCCCGGATTCGGCGTGCAGTCGCTCCAGGTGGACCAGGTCAACAGCCCTGCCGGCATCACCTGGAACGTGGATGACCCGGACGGCGAAGCGTTCCGCGAGGAACTGACAACCTTCCTCGAAGGCCGTCTGCCCGCGGCTGCTGTCGTCACGATCACCAACCCCAATGCGGGCGTGCAGCAGGTCTGTGGCGCAGCCCTGCCGTTCCAGGTCCACATCGAGTGCCTGCGGCTCGACCAGGAGCCGCCTAACCTGATCGAGCTGGTCTACAACGGCGGGCAGGATCTGATCCAGAACCCCGCCTACAACGAGTTCCCGCCGCTGAACCCGCCGGTGTCGCAGGGCAACTACGGCTTCCGGCTGCTCTCAAGGCAGGACGACCCTGGTCCGTTCCCTGGCTTCCCTCCGGCCAACGACGCGCTGTGCACGAGCGTCGCCAACCAGGGTTGGGAAACCAACGACAGCGGGCGCACGTTCGAGATCTGGGGCCGCGACGTATCGAACGGCCAGAACGTCACGCCCACCCCGCGCGGCACGCCGGTCCAGGAAATGACGTCGGACGGTCCGCCAGCGGGCAAGCGGTCCACCATCTGGCAGACGTTCACCGTTCCGGCGTCCGGTAACTTCGTGATCCGCGTGGTGCACGGCGCCCGTGACCCTGGCGAGAACCACCGCATCACGCTGGACAACGGCGACACGGACGACGCCCAGAGCGGCGACCTGATCGACGACATCACGAACCCGGCGTCCGTCACCAGCAACGGCGGCCCGAACCCGTGGACGCAGTTCAACCAGACGATCCCGCTGAACGGTGGCAGCACCTACACGCTGGCACTGTCCACCACGAACCCGGTTGGTGGCGCGCGCGGCGGCCTGTTCACGGACATGCGTGCGTTCATCGACCGGCCAGACCTTAGGGCCACCGCCACCACGGATGACGAAACGTGCGTCGTCACCACGGAAGAGACCACCACCAACAGCGTCTGCACCTTCTGGCAGCCCACCTGCACAGCTGGTGAGATCACCGAGTGGCAGAGGCTCGACAACGGGCTGACGCTGACCAACGCGCAGTTCTGGGCTCAGGTACCCACGCCCGAGTGCTGCACCCCCGAGGTACAGGCGGGCGAGGGTGGCGGTTCGGCGCTGTCCAACCTTGCCGTCTCGGACGTCGTCTGCGCGACGGTCGGCGGTATCCAGCAGAACGCGGTGCGTCAGGTCGTCCTCGACCCGTCCGGCGGCATGTTGTCCCAGCTGTTCCTGTCGACCGACGGGTCGAGCATCACCCCGGACACGTGGACGCCGGGACCCTGCACCACCCAGCGGACACTCGCGGACGTCGTGCTGTGCGACGTCGACCCGGGCAGCGGCAACACGGTTCAGTTCCTGCGCAAGTACGTACAGACCTGGTCGCCTACGGCCGGCACGCAGATCACCGAAGTCAGGG